TTGATGATATGAGATTAGCTGCTGATTTATTTGAAGAAATATCGGTATGAAAACAATTTTAATTACTGGAACCACTAGTGGTGTTGGCGCAACGATTGCATACGATTACATAGAAAAAGGTTGGAATGTAATTGGTTTTGCTCGTAGTGAATCTCTATTCAATTATTCAAACTACAAACACTATCAAGTTGACATTAGTAATTTAGATATGGTTTATAAGGCCTTTGAACAAATTGGTGCCACAAAAATTGATATTCTAATTAATAATGCAGCCATATTTACAATGAAATCATTTTCACAAACTAGCTTTGATGAGATTGGTGATATGGTTGATATCAACCTTAAAGGTGCCATGTATGTAACTAAGTTTGCATTGAAAAACATGGAACAAGGTAGTCGCATATTCTTTATCAACTCGGTTGCTGGTCTGGAAGAATTAGAAAATCAATCTGTATACTGTGCCTCTAAACATGGTCTTACAGGATTTGCAGGTGTTCTTGGCCAAGAATTGAGACAAAGAGGAATCAAAGTAACAAGTATACATCCTGGCGGCATAGATACGCCACTATGGAACGAAGAGATACCTTACCCATGCGGTGATGTAAGTAAGGCAATCTCACCAATAGAGCTTGTAAAAGTAATTGATTTCGTGTATAATAGTAAATTCAATATTGAATATAAAACAATTAAAATGTTTCCTGATACAGAGTGGCACCAATGAATACACCTATAAAAGATTTGTTTATTGTAACCTCTGCTATAAGAGCGAACATGGGTGTAATTGATGATGAAACAAGATTGAAACAAACAATTGAAGGCCTACAATCTTTAAGAAAAGCTGCACCTGATTCTATTATATTATTAGTAGATGCATCATCTAAACCAATGGATGAAGCAACAATAATGTTATTGTCTAGTTTTGTTGATAGAAGTATTAGTTTTTTTGGTGATGAAGATTTGATGACACTTGCTAATGCAGGTCTTAAATCTCAAGCAGAAATTACTTTGTTATTCAAAACATTAAATACTCTTAAACAACATCCAGAATTACAAAAAATGTTAGAGGGTGTTCGTAGAATATTCAAACTATCTGGTAGAACCAATATGCTTAATCCTTATAATCCATTACACTATAATGATTATGTTCTTGGTAAGTATGTGTTTAAAAAATCTATTCCATCTTGGTTACCACCACAAACACAATTAGAATCTGGTTGTGACCATTTGTATATCACAAGAATGTATTCTTTTTGTGTAACATTATTGGATAATTACTTGGAATCTTTACCAAAAATTTACGAAAAAGTTAATCAGTATGGTGTGGATACTGAACATGCACATTTTGGTGTAATCAATAAAAACTTAGTTGTAGAATTTAATGACCTATATTGTGAAGGTGTTTTAGCTGGAACTGGTCAAAAGGAAAGTTATTAATGTTTATCGTACCATGCAAGTATAATCCATTATGTTTAATTGAAAAGACAGTTGAATCTATCAGAAAGTTATATCCAACAACAAAGATTTTGGTTGTAGATTCCAATTCTGATGATAAGAAATATGCAAAAAAACTAAAAAAATACGATATCATTTTTGCTGACATTAAAAATCCTCACTATGAATCTGGTGCATTTTGGTATGCAGTTGATAAGTATAAAGAAGATTGTTATATTGTATTGCAAGATTCAGTTATATTGAATAAATCAATTGATGAGCAAATCAATTCAGACGAATTGTTTTATTGTTTCATTAATTTCTTTGAAGACTCTATGGCTAATCATATGAGAACTGAACCTCATTCATTTATTTCCAGAATGAATGAAATGTTAGGAGAATTTGAGCCTATTTCTTCAGATAGCAATACATTTTATTCTGGAGTATTTGGTCCTAATTTTATCATTAAAAGAAAAATGGTTGATATGATGTTGGATAAAAAATGTCATATAACTTTAAGACCAACCAATAAGTATGAACACCAAATACAAGAACGGGTGTATGGTTTAATTGCAAAACAATGTGGTATTAATCTTGCAGAAAATACATTAGTAGGAAATTTACATCAGTTGATGGGTGGTCCAGGATTCAATCTACAAAAAGAAACTTTAGAAACGGATTTGATTACCAAGACTTGGTTAAACAAACATAGACAATGAATAAACTAGTAATTTTTGACCTTGACGGAGTTTTAATTGACTCTCGTGAACTACACTACGAAGCACTAAATCAAGCTTTAGCTAAAGTAGATTCAAAATATATTATTTCCCGTGAAGAACACCTATCAGTTTTTGATGGGTTGAACACTACAAAAAAATTAAACCTGTTATCTCAACTTAAAGGTTTACCATCAAAGCACTATGATGATATTTGGAAAGATAAACAGAAATCTACACTTGATTTAATTGCTAATGCACCAAAGAATAATTCAATTGAGATTATTGTTAGTGAATTAAAAAAACGGGGATGGAAAATAGCAGTAGCATCCAATAGTATTCGTGAAACAGTTCGTGTGGCTTTAGATGCTCTGAAAATTCTAGGTGAAGTAGACTATTATGTAAGTAACGAAGATGTGTTTAATCCAAAACCATTTCCTGAGATGTATTGGAAGTGTATGTCAACTTTAAAGTGTTTACCAAAGAACACAATCATTGTTGAAGATAGTCATATTGGCCGAGAAGGCGCATTGAACTCTGGTGGCCAATTGTATCCAGTTAAAGATGCATATGAGTTAGACACTATCAAATTTATTAGTATGATTGATGAGTTTGATAAACAGGACATGAGCAATAGTGTCCCATGGAGAAATAAAAAAATGAATGTTCTAATTCCAATGGCTGGTGCGGGTAGTAGATTTGCAGCTGCAGGTTATACTTTCCCTAAACCATTAATTGAGGTCAATGGTAAACCAATGATTCAAGTTGTGGTTGAGAATCTAAACATTGACGCTCATTACATTTTTATGGTGCAAAAAGACCACTATGAGAAATATAACTTAAAACAACTATTGAATCTAATTAAACCTGGATGTGATATCATTCAAGTAGATGGACTAACAGAAGGTGCAGCTTGCACTACATTGTTAGCAAAAGAATTTATCAATAATGGTGACCCATTACTAATGGCAAACTCAGACCAATTCGTAGAATGGAATTCTAATGAGTGCCTGTATGCATTTACTGCCGATACGATTGATGCTGGTATAGTTACCTTTAATGCAACTCACCCCAAGTGGTCTTTTGCCAAACTTGGTGAGGATGGGTTTGTATCTGAAGTAGCAGAGAAGAACCCTATATCTGATTTAGCGACTGTTGGAATCTATTATTGGTCACATGGAGAAGATTATGTGAAGTATGCAGAGCAAATGATACAGAAGAACATTCGCACCAATAATGAGTTCTATGTATGTCCTGTATTCAATGAAGCTATTGCTGATGGCAAGAAAGTTAGGGCAAAAAACATCAGTAAGATGTGGGGTATTGGCACACCTGAAGATTTAAATTACTTCTTAGAAAATTACAAATGATATTGATATCACACCGAGGCAATATCAATGGTCGGATGCCAAGTTTGGAAAACAGTCCTTATTTTATAGATGCAGCCATACAGAAAAAATATGATGTTGAGATTGATTTAAGAACTCACAACGGTAAACTGTTTCTTGGCCATGATGAACCACAATATGAAGTTGATATTGATTGGTTAAAATCCCGTAGTGATTATCTTTGGATACATGGTAAAGACAGGGAATCATTTGAGACCTGCCTTGAAAATAAGTTACACACCTTTTGGCATGATACAGATGATTACACCATCACAAGTAAAAACTATGTTTGGGCATATCCAGGCAAGTTATCAGTTGGCAGGTCTTGTATTTTGGTCATGCCTGAGAGGGTGTGGAATATTGAAGAAATACGAAAAATGACCTGTGCTGGATTCTGTTCCGATATTATAGAACAATTAAATACATAAATAGTCTGTAAGTTTAATATTATAACGCTGTAGAGGCGGAGAATGAAATTTAGAGATTTTTTAGAAGAACAAAAAGAGGTTCACCATGTCATGGCGTTTGGCCGCATGTCACCTCCAACTACGGGACATGAAGTCCTTGTAAACAAAGTCAAAGATGTTGCCAAATCTGTTGGCGGCACTCACAGCGTAGTTCTATCACATACACAAGATAAAGACAAGAATCCTTTATCCTCTGCTGATAAACTCAAACACGCAAAACGATTCTTTCCAGATACAAACCTCTCTACATC